AACAATATTGGGATATGACACCGCAAGAAACCAAAATGGTTATTGAAGCATCGTCTTGGAATTTTGATCAAGATCAAAAACAATTAGCATGGTTAGCTTGGCATGTTGCAGCACTATCAAGATCTAAGCGTCTTCCAACATTGAATGGATTATTACATAAAGGAGAATCTAAGAAATTATCTGGAAAAGAATTAGAAGATAGACGAAGTGAGTTCAAAAGACTAAAGGAGAGAGTACATGCAAAAATCCCAATTAGGTGAAGCATTTATACCGATCCGCGCAATGCTTGATATGCTAGATAAAGATTTAGATGTTGCACGCGGAAAAGTGACCTCGAATTTAGATAAAATAAGCAAAAATCTACAGATTGCTGGAACTGGGATAATTTCTGGAATGGGTGTAGCAACCGGTGCAGTTGCAGCACTCGGGGCGGCAATAACTAAAGTCGCAATTGATACTGCGCCAATTCAAGGTATACAAAATTCTTTTCAAGGACTTACAGAAGGTCTTGTCGGTGGATATGATAAGATGATTGATTCACTTCAAGAAGGAAGTCAGCATATGATTTCCAACCGCGATTTGATGACATCTTTCAATAAAGCAGCACAGTTAGTTGGAATTGATTTTGCTCAACAGCTCCCAGGGGCGATGAAATATCTTGGAAAAGTATCAGCGGCAACTGGACAAGATATGAGTTATATGATGGACAGTCTTGTAGTTGGTGTCGGTAGACTTAGTCCTATGATTCTAGATAATCTTGGAATCCAAGTAAATCTGGCGGCTGCAACAGAGCGTGCGGCTGAGATGTACGGAGTTGAGGCAAGTGAATTATCAAAAGCACAACAGCAAGCTGGAATGATGTCTGTAGTGCTAGAAAAGTTGAAAGCAAATACAGACGCGATGCCGGATATTACAGATAATGTAACTACAAAACTTGCGCAATTCAAAGCAACAGTACAAAATACAAAGGATACTGTTGGACAAGCGTTTCTTCCAGTACTTGGAATTGCGATGACGGTATTTGGAAAACTAAGCGATAAATTTCTTCCTAAATTAGAAAGTGCGATGGAGAAAATAGAGCCTGTAGTTACAAAAATCGCTGAAGTAGTGGGAGATTTTGTCACAGATTTATCGAACGGACGCACGCCTTTGGTTGCGTTCGCTGATGCAGTGTATCAACTATTTCCGCCAGAAGTCGCAAATGAAATTGTGAAAATTGTAGCGGGTATTCAAAACTTTTTAGAAGGGGTGCAGGAATTGGTCGCACCGGTCGCTGACTGGATTTCTAAAAATGTGGAATTGCAAGATGTACTGATAGCGGTTGCTGTGGCTGTGGGTACTGTTGTTCTTCCAATGGTTTGGTCGTTGATTACAGCATTAGCTCCAGTTATAGGTATATTTTTGTTAGTTGTTGCAGCAGCCGCATTACTCAGATTGGCATGGGAAAATGATTTTCTTGGGATTGCAACGTTTTTTACAGATTTGTGGGAAAATACTTTGAAACCTGCATTTGAAACACTTAGAATGTGGCTCGAAGAAAATATTCCTATTGCAATTCAAGCAGTGTCTGATTATTGGACAAATACTTTACAACCAGCATTAGAAATAGTATGGGCGTTTATTCAAGATAATATTATTCCCATATTTGAAACAGTAGTTGCATGGTTGCAGGAAAATGTTCCAACGGCAATTCAGAAGGTATCAGACTTTTGGACTGGAACATTGCAACCAGCATTAGAAAAAGTATGGGCATTTGTACAAGATCATGTGCTTCCGATATTTGAATCAATTGCAGAATTATTCGAAGTTGGATTTTATGTGGCAGTAGAAGCAGTATCAATTTTGTGGGATCAGGTTTTGTACCCAGCGTTGGAGAAGGTGCAGAAATTTATTCGTGATAAACTTCAACCAGTTATTGAAACAATCAAAGAATGGTTAGGCGATAAACTTTCTCCTGTAACAGACACAATAGGCAAATTATTTGAGAAATTTGGTGATGGTTTGGACAGAGTGAAAGGTCTTATTGATATTGTTGTGGATGCATTGAAAGAGTTAAAAGAATGGTTAGAAAAGATCAAAACGCCTCCAGAATTAACTCCAGGATCTCCAACTCCATTTGAACTCGGTCTTTTAGGAATTTCTAGAGCTATGAGACAATTGAACGCACGTGATCTTCCGTCGCTTAGAGCAAATTTAGAATTTGATGATGCAGAAAGTTTGATAAAACTAAATGGAGGATCTGGACCAGGTACCGGAGGAAATTCTGTTCAATATAATCTTACTGCGATGTATAAATATGAAGATCAAATGACTTTGACTGAAAGAGTTAGAATGTTGAATGCATTAGCTGGAGCATAATATGATTAGTTGGACGTTGCGTGGAGTTGAATATATTTTAGATGACGAGACATACTGTTATTTTATAGGTCACAGTGGGTTTGGAATGCCAGGAATTTCGCGCATAGAAGAACGATCTCCAATGCAAAATGGTGTAACAGATCTCGGATTTAGACTAGATGCAAGAACTCTTATTCTTGTGCTGGCAATAAAAGGAAAAACTCCGGAAGAATTTTACACTAAACGTAGTAATCTTATAAATATGTTTGTACCATCAAACACAGCTGGAATAGTGAAATTATCTGTTGGATCTATAACTCGAGAAATATCTGGGCATGTTGTAAGTGGTCTTGAATTTGATTTATCAGATAATAATCCGTTATATCAAAAAGCAGCGGTTGCAATCCGGTGCGGTAATCCTACTTGGTACGATCCAACAGCGGTGGCTATTACGTTCAATCTTGGCAGTGGTTCGGACATTGGCGTTGTTCCATCTATCATTCCTATGACAGTTGGAGCAAGTAAACTAAATATTACAAAAGCAATTATTTACGCAGGAAATTTTGAATCATTTCCAATTATAAGAATATACGGCGCGATCACTGATCCAAAGATTGTGCACGAACAATTGGGTTTGCAGTTATTCTTTGATGGCGTAATAATATCTCCAGGAGATTATTATGAAATTGATTTACGATATGGATATAAAACTGTGGTTGATTCAAATGGAGATTCTAAAGTTCACGAATTAACATCTGACTCTGATTTGACGTTATTTTCAATAAAAGCAAATCCAGAAGTCTCAGGAAATATCAATACTTTTACAGTCACAGGAACAGACGTTGACACACTAACTAAGGTTGAAGTATTATATTATAATCGTTATGTAGGTATATAAAGGAAGGCAGTTATGGCAGAATTTTCAGCTATTTGGACAACAGAAGGAAGTACGCCAGCCGGTGATCAAGTAGGCGGATACACACAAGCACATTGGGCAGATGTTATGGAAGTACTTAGTGGAGGATCTGGAAATAATGCTGTGATGTCAACCTACTTGAATAAATTAGAAGGAAGTGTTACGGGTGCAAATACAGCAGAAATAGATACTGGCGGTGCAGTCGTTGATGGAAAAGTTTATCGTAATGATGCCCCAGTAAGTGTGAATATTCCATCTGCAATTGGTGCAGGAAACACAAGAATTGATCGCATTGTTCTTAGATGTGATTGGTCTGCGTATACTGTTAGAGTGCATAGAATTGCAGGAATTGATGCGGGATCACCGTCAGCACCCGCGTTGACTGAGAATAGCGGAAGCACGTACGATATTCCGCTGTATCAAGCGTTAGTAAATACGTCTGGAACAGTGACACTCACTGATGAACGCGGACTTCCAGTGGCTGTCGAAGACACTTACGTTTATATTTCAGTACTCGATTATGATGAAGACGTAGAAGTTCTTGACGGTGCAAGATATTGGACGGTTCCAGAGGAATTCAACGGCGGAGTAATTGTTGATGTAGAAGCTTTTATTTATACGCCTTCATCTTCTGGAATTCCTACTTTTCAAATTGCACGTGGTCGAAGAGCATCTCCAACTTCTGCCCCAACTTTTGTGGATGTTTTATCTACTAAACTTACTGTGGATCAAGGAGAGTATTCATCTACAGATGCTACTGCAGCCGCAGTTATAAATACTAGTAATGATGATCTTCAAACAAGAGATGTTATAAGAATTGATGTCGACGTAGCAGGAACGGGCGCAAAAGGATTAGACATAGGACTGGTAATCAGACAATGAAATTATTGATGGTTAACCGCAAAAGAGTAAAAGGATTCAGTGTACCAGAGGGATCAATTATTCTGTGGTATGGTCTTTCGACAGAAGTTCCAGATGGATTCGAAATTTATACAGGACTAAATGGATTTTTTCCATACGGTGGAAATGCTGTTGATTTGACAGATCTTGAACGTGGAAATGCGTCGCATGTGCATAGTTTTCCAGCTGATGCTATAAGCTGGAATTCTGGGCATACACACACAGTTCCAACAGGAAGTGAAGGCGGTGCAGGAACAGTCGACACTGGATATGGTTCTGGAAGTACAGCGTCGCCTGGACACAGTCACAGCGTGAATGGTTCTGTAACTTTAGACGGTGCGCATCGTCATACGATTGGAAATACTGGAAGCAACAGTAATATGCCGGCAAATAAAAAGTATTATTATATCAAGGCGGTGGGATAATGGTTCTTCTTCCAATCGGTTCGATAATAATGTGGAAAAACAGTCAAGGAAGTATTCCAGAAGGATGGGCAGTTTGTAATGGTGCAAATGGAACTCCAGATCTTCGAGGAATGTTTATTATGGGTGCGTCAAATGATGGCGAAGTAGGATCTGGCGGAGCGAGCGCTGTTCATTCACATACTCGTCCAGCTAACACTGGAAGTGACGGGTATCATCGTCATCCAATGAGTATTAGTTTAGGGAGTGCGTCTGGAACAGAATCAAATGTAGGTGGTACTCAATATGGTGTAAGTGTTGCATCCGCAGGTCATGGACATAGTGGTGGCAGCGGTTACACTGGATATGCAGCTGCTCATGCACATACAGTTGGAGGAAATACAGATGAACGAGATATCGCTCCTCCACACGTCATATTGCATTATATAATGAGGATAGAATAATGGACTTACCAATAGGCTCAATAATTTTATGGGATGGAGTTTCACTTCCAGATGGCTGGCAACTTTGCGACGGAACGAATGGAACGCCCAATCTTATTAGTAAGTTTGTAAAATGTGCAAATAGCGATATCGATTTATTGAGTTCGGGCGGAAGTGAAGAACATAATCATTCTAATGGTTATACTGGGTACGGTGGAAACCATGGTCATACTGGTCTTTCTGTAAGTACTGGATCAGCAGATGAAACGAAAGTTTATGGGTATTCAAGTGGCACACTGCGAAACAGCGCTGATGGTCATAATCACGGCACAGTGTCTATGACACCAGACGCAGTATCTACACATCGTCATTCAATAGGAAATACAAATAATGCAAATCATATGCCACCATACAAGATCCTAAAATTTATTATGCGGATGGTATAATGAACTTTAGACTGGACATATGGGATAGAAATGGAATCAAAAAAGATGAAGTGTCCGATTTTGTGGATGATTTATCTTCAGTAATAAGTGTAAATAGTTTCGGAACGCTAACATTTATCTTGCCAGAAAATCACAAAGTGCTGGCTTATTTGGCGGAAGATTATCGGGTCGAATTATATTATAGATATTCTGGACGAAGTTGGACGAGATTTTTTGGCGGACTTGTCACAACAATACAGAATGAAAAACAATTAGCAGGTAAAACAGAAATAATATGTTATGGATATGAACTATTTCTGACAAGAAGAGTCATTGCATATTATGCAGAAACAAGCAACAAAACAAAATTTATTGGACAAAAATCTGAGACAATTTTGAAAAGCCTAGTTCAATATAATATTACAAGCGATGCAACTGTTGCAAATGGTCGATTCCGCGATGGTACATCATATCCTGCAAACATAATTTCTGTTGAAGCAGACGGTGCTGGCGGTCTTACGCGGAATTTCTACTGTGCGCATGAATTACTTTTGACTGCAATGCAAAATATCTGCAAAATAGGCGGAGGAGATTTCAGTATCAGTAGAATAGATGATAATGAATTTCAAGTAAAATGGCATGAGAATCAATTAGGCACAGATCGTCGCACCTCGATAATATTTTCACTTGGACGTGCGAATATGGCAAATCCGAGGTATACTAAAGACATATTTCCAGAGAAAACCGTTGCGATAGTTGGAGGACAAGGCGAAAAGTCTGCTCGCGATATTTTTGTCAAAACTGCTTCATCACTAAGTACGTATAATGACGTTGAGTTTTTTACAGATGCAACAGATGTCGAATATGGAGACACAACTGGGTTAGAGGATGCCGGGGTGCGTAAACTTGAAGAAACTAAAGCAGTAGAATCATTTTCATTTGATGTTTTGCAGGCTGAAAGTACAAGATTCGGAGTTGATTATTATTTAGGTGATATTGTTACTGCTATCAATCCTTATAATAATTTGAGTATTATCCAAAAAGTAAAATCAGTCGGGTTGGAATTAAGACAGAATGGCGAATATCGCTTTGATGTGGAATTGGAGTTATTCGATGGATAGTGAATTATTAAAGAAATTATCAAAAGAAATACAAGATTTGAAAAGCGAGGTCATGGAATTACGAAGGCGACCTTTGCCTTTGGGTGGCGGTACAGACGAAAACGCTATTCATGATAATGTAAGCGGGGAAATTGCAGCAATAACAGAAAAAGTAATCCCAGCCAATAATGATTTATTTTTGATTGAAGACTCAGCTGCAAGTAACGCCAAAAGAAGAGTCAAACTTTCAAGCATACGAAATCATGAGGCGACCGACCCGAACGCGATACACGACAACGTCGCTGGAGAAATCGCAGCAATAACCGAGAAAACATCCCTAGCGGATAACGACCTTGTTCTGATCGAAGATTCGGCTGCTAGTAACGCTAAAAAGCGTTCAAAAATCAGTACAATTGCAAATAGAATTTTTGCTTCTTTATTAGGATTGAACAATCTTACAGACCCTAATGCAGATCGTATTCTGTTTTGGGATGATAGTGCAGGGGCTTTGAAGTGGTTGACGGTAAGTACAGGATTAAGTTTATCTGGAACTACATTAATAACAAGTCCAACCTGGAGTAACTATACACCTAGTGTTAGCGGTTATCAAAGTATGACGGTCTCACTTAAATCAAATTCATTTTGTAAATACAAGACGCAAGGGGACGAAATCACCATTGCTTTTCTTTTACAAGTAACGACTGGCGGCACAGCATCCCGGGGAATTTTTGTAAACATACCAGTGACAATGAATACTTCAAATCCTCAATCCATGACTGCTATGGTTTATAGTGCAGGGACTGATTGGTATCCAGGTGTCTGTTTTGCATTAACTAACGGAAATCTTGACATAAGAAGACCTGGAGGCGTAAGTTGGGGAATTGGGACAACTTATATAGCTTTACATGCTACATTTTTAACGGCGGGAGTATAAGAAGAGAGGGAGAGAAAATGATCTTAGGAATTGACGTAAGCGGCTGGAATAGCAACTTATTTAATTGCATAGTGAGGTCTTATGGAAGAAAACGGAATAATAACATTTTTGTAAACTGGACTTGGTCACGGATGATTGCAAGGACGTATGAGAAAGGAAAGCGTAAAGGAGAGAAAATATGAGTAGAACAATTTATGGAAATATTTACAAACCAGACGGGTCGGCATGGAGTACTGGAATAATCCAATTTATTCTGCTCGACTCGTTTGAAAAATCAAACGGTGTAGTGGTTGGAACAACGCATTCAATTACGTTGGATTCTTTCGGTTATTTTAACGTGAACTTAGAGACGCCTGATACCGGCACCGCGCATTATCGCATAGTTCTTCCAAATAATGAAAAGCAGCACGCATACATATCAGCGGGTGCGTCTATGGATCTTCAGACATTACTAACTATTGCTGAGTCCGAAGTTGATCCAAACGAGCTTGAACTTTTGTTAGATGCCAGCACTGCGAGTGTTGGATTTTTGAAAGTTCATCGTATTACTGACCAAACATTTTTATCCGCTGATCAATGGCATGATGTTGTATTTGAAGAAAAAGTTAGCAGCGAATCTACTGATGACTTCTCATTTTTTGATGAAGATCTGATTACTGAAGACAAATCAATTATTGTAAGCAACGCAGTTGGATTATTCTTAGTTTTAGGTTGTATTCATCCTACATGGTTGGGAAATGCAAATGATACTCCGCTTATTGCTTTACGAGTTGTCACAAGTCGAGACAGTG